ATTTGATCTTTCTTTTGATCAAATTATTATTATTCCCATTTGCTACAAGACTTGACAGAAAAAAACGCAAAGCCTCTTCTGTGGACGCACGGTTCACCAGTTTATACTTGTAATATTTGTATTTAGGCAATTCGTTGGACAATGCGTTCCTCAATATGTACATATTTATGTATGATGTTCGGGTTGATTGATATAGATATCCGTCGGATGAATATAATATCGAGGGTTTTCCAAGTGTCTGGCCAAATTTGACAATGGATTTTTCTGAAACAATCCGTCCATCCCGCGTCGACAAAATTCGTCGATCATTGATTCCGTACTTCCATTGATATAGGATATTCCCGTAGCATCATCCTTTTGTACCGAGGGTGTAGTGTCCACCTTTCGAAGATCCCAAAACAGCAATTTCGGAGGTGTGAGTGCGCACCCATAGTATGTCTTTCCCACGATCTCATATTTTTCTAAAATCGCCTGATACTTTTGTTTCCACATCTCACGACCATTATCCGCCTTATAAAATGGCAGATGCTTTGTTCCATAGAACCAGAGATTGAGGTTTTCTTGAAAGGTCGAGTTTGTAAATACGCAAAACTGCATCTTTGCGATTTCCTCGGGAGTATAATGTTCCGAATATTCGGTCAAATGAGACAAGAGTTTTATGTACAGTGTAAACAAATTGAGATACCCACCCGAGAATGACCGATTCTGCATAAAATGATGAACCCTTTCGTGGAATGTAGAATGTTTTGCAAAATACAACCAAAGGGGATCCGATGCAAATGTCATCGAACCTACGGAAAGTGCGTGTTTATTCAAGGGAGTGTTTTGCTCTTTGTTGGTCAAAATACAACTTCCCAATGCGATGGCATTGTATAGTTCATTCTCTCCCATTGCTAAACTAGCATCTACCACAGGTATATATCCAAGGGTGGTCGCCGATTTTCCCTCCATCCTTCTTGCCCATTCCCAATCCAGACGGTTCACTTTGTATTCTAAAGTAGAGGTGGCGACCGAATTTTCGCGACAATTCAGTGCATAGATAACATCGCCAACCATTTCAGTCACCGTTTTTTCCTTTTGCACAATGGCCGTTTTTTTGTAATTGAATTGAATCTCTCGAAACATCCTGTAGTTTTGCGCACCCTCCTCGCGATCCGGATCAACACTTCGAACAACGGTACCCGTCTCGGTATTCAGGGCAATGTTACTAAAGGCACGATGTTGCAATGCCATCGTCGTGGAGGACACGGTGGAATAGTCGATTTCGGACCACCTACCCGCACATTGTTTGATTTGGACTGTATCCATATGGCGATTGAGTTTTGCCAACAAGATGCGGTATTCGGTATTGCACTTTTTCTGTGCGGAAACGACCGATGTCGATTTATATGCAGACGCCAGATATTGTGGAAAATAATTCGACGACAAAGGGTCAAACATCCATCCGAATTTTTTGCTATTCTCGCGAGGTATCCATTTACACACGAGTGAAAGTCCCCGGTTCGAAAGGCTCGGATCGGAAGAGTGGTAGATTTCGTCATCCTTCTTCAATTGTCCATTCATCAATTCGATGCAAAACTGAGTGAGTGGATGTTCCAATGCTTCGTAGACAGTATTTTGATCTTGATTTTTATCTTGATCGAATTGGTTTTTAATGTAGAGACACATATACTTGATGTCTTTCCACGATCCCAATGGCTTTTGATCCAGTTCACTGTAACGGACAAACATTGTCAAAGCGAGTTTTGCTAAATGTGGATAATAATGATACCAACTATAAATCATCATATACGAAAGAGTACATTCACCTAAACCATCGACAATATCTCGCGTATACAGAATAAGCTGAAAGAGACATCGGAGCAATCGCATCTTGTGTGTTTTGATCATTTCAGAATCCGAAGTTGGCAGATAATAGAGATCGTCCAACAACACGTACAATCTTCTCGATAAATAGTTCAAATGATCTTGGTCCCCTTTGGAATGAGAACACTCTAGATGAAAATGGAGAATTCGGTCTTGCATTTGGATGATCCATTCGTTGGACATTTTTATGGCAGCGGTAACCAATCAATGTAATTTGTTATTATATTGATTTCAAAGTAAATGTTAGAGATTTTGTTGTAAACGGTATTCAATTTTATTGATATTATTTTATCGATATATTAGTGTATATGACAGAAAAAATCAAACGAATATTATTACAGTTATTTGTTCTGTTATTTATTTTCTCTATTATCTTGTACATTACAGACATTGAAGAAGGGTTTTTTGAAACAATTCATCAAAAAACAGTCTATTTAATTTGGCGAAATAAAACGAAAGATACAAACCACGGTTTTGGTGACAAACTACGCGGTGCTATTTATTTATATCAACATTGTAAGAAGAACAATTTGAATTTCAAAATAGATGGGACCAATGATATTTGTAGTAAATTTCTTAAGAATATAGTATCCCCGGATTATGACACAATAAAAAATAAAGAACTGACCAATTTGATAAATATCGAAGGCGATGCGATAATGAAAGATCTATTCATTTTGAACAATACTATTTATGTATATTCAAATACTTGGCCAATAGATGAATTGAATGCTGATGATAAATTATTTGGTAGATTCATATGTGAACCAACGGATGAACTCAAGACCGAACTAAAAGCGAAATTAGAAAAAATACCGGAAAAATTCGGCATTCAACATTTCCGATTTAATGATGTAGTATTTAAAGAAGACGTAACAAGTGTGAATCCAACATTCCAAAAATACTTCAGTTTATTGTCTCAAACCATCCAACCAACGGATATTTTATTTACCAATTCAAATAATTTCAAAAAATATGCAAAAGATCATTTTCATATAAAAACGATCGATTGTGATGGTGAATTCTGTAAAGTACAACATATTGGTGAAAGTACAGACCACGAATCAGTGAAAAATAGTTTTATTGAATTTTGTATTTTAACTAAAGCAAAATATATAAAATCGTACAGTTGTTATGAATGGCCTTCTGGGTTTGTCTATTGGCCTGCTAAAATTTACGATATACCCATTGAAACTACGTATATAGATGAAGAAAGTCTATAATATTCTCTAGGCAGTACTCTGCTTGGAGAATAAAAACTAACGCAAATTGCCGACCGGTATAAGAGTTTCGCCCGTTTTCTTTGCCCGGTCAAACTGATCTTTGGCATATAGATTCTTGGTCTTGGTATCCATCATATACTTGATTCCTGACTTTGGATCCACAATTTCGCGATAAAAGACGGTCTTTTCTTCGGCGTCTTCAATGTCTTTTTCGGCAAAATCCTTGGTCAAATCGGGATTGGATGCAAAAGCATTGGATTTTACAGTACCATAGGGTTGGTAACATTTGAGATTGTCGTCATCTTCTTTGTTTCCAAAGAGGGTGCAGTCAATCGCGGTTTCTTTGACCGAATTCAAAATCTGCATATTGACGTGGTCTTTTCGCAAAGCATTTTCAAAGAGTACTTGGTCGGTCGTTGCCACTGCAGGTTTCTCGTCCAATTTTTGCAGATATCTAGCCAATTTACTATTGTCGTTGATTTTCTCCGTCATTTTCTTGGACAATTTACTGACATCGTGAAGTCGCAAATGGATATGATCTTCGCCCTTTAGCTGTTCGGGGAGCAAAACCGACATATACAAAAAGACTTGGACAGTACGTAATTCTTCGGGCAAATCTTGGTGACTACAAATGCGTCTTGCGCGACCAATGACCTGGTCCAAACGGACCATATGCCAATAGGGTTCCACGATATGGACAAAACGTGTATTTTTGAGATTGATACCTTCGGCACCCGAAGAAGTAATCATCAATATTTGGATGATTTCGCCGTTCATATTGTTCTTCACCTCGGGATGCAGTTTTTCTAAAGAAGAAATGATCGAAAGGGGGACCTCGTTCCAGCGACCGTTGTATATGTTCAACGTAATCTTTTTCTCTTCGTCCGTTTCTGTTCCCGTATAAAGCAAAAATCGTGGCTTTTGCAAGTCCGCCTCGGGTATATCTAGCTCCCACTCACCCGAAGGATTCTTGGCAATTTTGAATTCAGCAAAACCATTCTCTTCTAAAACGAGTTTGAGAATGCCGATACCTTCAATGGAACGGAACTGACTATAGATCAAATGAAGGCCTTTGTTGTCTTTGTTTTGAATATTGTCCAAGATTCTGAGAAACTTGGGACTGTAGGTTTCAAGACCGGTACGGGAAAAGACTTCGCTCGATCGGCGTTTTAATGTGGCGAGTGCATTCATTATACGTTTGGCATAATTTTCGGTAATGACGCCCTCTTCCATATTTCCTTCGGGACTTTCCAAGGCAAGGGGGTCGACTGTAAATACTTCTTTTACGGCGGGTCCCATCTCCACCTGTTCATCCGCTTCTGTTTGAGTATCCAGTTTTTCTTTTTGTGCGTCATCGTCTTTGTCGTCATCGTCGTCGACCTTTTCTTGGAGATTCGGGAGGAGTTTGATGGTTTTGCGTACAGGGGGAGGTTTTACTCGACGAGTCGCTACTTTGGCTAGGACCTTTTCTGCTTTGTCTAAGGCGTTTTCTGCTATCAATAGATTTTTGGCATCCGCTTTGGCATCCGCTTTGGCTGCTGCTTTCGCTTCCGCTTTCGCTGCAGCTTTGGCTTCTTTCGCTTCCGCTTTCGCTTGAGCTCTCGCTTCTTTTTCTTCTTCGGTCAGTTTCTTTCCACCCCCCGAAATATCATCGAGATCTCCACCGGTTTTATCATCCGCCAAATCATCGACACTAGTTCCACCCTGTTTTTCTTCGGCTTCTAATTCGGCTTCATCTAGATCGATTTCGTCTTCGTGTCCGCCTTCATCCATACGCTTTTGCGGACGTCCAGGAGGATCGGGAAATGCAAAATTGCAACACATACGCGAGTAGATGCGATAGGAAGAGACGCCCTTGTTAAACAACTCATTCTTTTCATCCCCTGCGCCCGGCGCCTTCTTCTTGGACTTGGCCGCCGTCATTTCCTTGTTCCATTCATCAATGCGAATTTGCTCATACAGTCCAAACTGGTACTCGCTCATAGGTACCCGTTCAATATGAAAAACGGGATCTTCTTCGGAAGGAACAAATCGAGGATAGAGATTGGCCGCAGCGCCAGGGAAATACGACGACAATCCCACGATGCGTTTTTGAAAGACTTGTTTGTTTTTCATTTCCTTGGTATTGAGTTCGACGAACAATTCCATAAACTCTTTCGGATTGTCGGGCAACGATTTGTGCAAGGTCAAAACCGGGTTCGATGCGACTTCCAAGCCGTGCTTTTGCAAAATACGGCGCACTTGACGCACAAATTCTTCGTCGGAAATATTGCCCGTTTCATCGAGAATAATGCCCGAATAGTCGTCAAACGCACCTGCCCCGCCTCGCTGAACCTCCATCTCGGTTTGGATTCGCAGAATACGCGTTTCGTCGGATTCGTCGTTGTGCGATCCTTCGATTCGATCGTGAATATGCAAAACTCCCTTTTCCACCGATACTGGATCGGCATCCTCGCGATCGGACGATCGACGGCGTTTGGTTTTACGTTGGGTCTTGGTCTTGGAAAGATTGATTTTGCGTGTACCTCCGCGTTTACCCCGCTTCTTTTCCGATTTATTCGTCCGACTCGAATCCGTATTAATAAATCCAAAGGGATTGCGGGTT